AAGACCTGCGTGGTGTTGTAGGCAGGCTGGAGGTCATCGCCACGGAACACCCAACGATCCGCCACGATGCCATCAGGCGACGCCCCAATGCGAACCACGGCGATATGCATGCGCGGCATCTGGCCGGACACGGCACCGGCAGTCATCGCACTGACCACCGAGGACACCACCGGCAACCTCATGCGATCAAGACGATTAGCACGCACCACGTATTCGAACAACGCTTCCCGAAGCTGTTTATCAGCTTGGTTGATGTTCTGCAAAATGAAATAGATATCCCAGCCGTATTTCCGGGCATGAATGAAATACTCCAACAGCTCGGCCCGCCCCTTGTCCTGGAAATTCCGGGTATTCAACCAAGAGCCGCATTCATCCAGAAACAAAGCCCCGTTATGAGACTCATCGAAACCAGGGAGAATTTTAGGCGAGAAACCCGAGTCCCGACACTTAATAACGTCGTTCGTATATTCCCAGGTGTTCTCAAACTCAATGAACCTATTGCCGCTCCCCAGGGCATACAAGTCGGAAGCGGTAGGCTTATCAGGAACGCGGGTGTATGTCGCCCTGGATCGTTCATGGTCCAGATGTTCCATGAACAAATCCAGGTTGCCAGCAACACGCCTACCTTGCCGCAAGTACTCATCGCGCAAACGAAGAACAGCGGACTTACCCTTGCCCGATCCGAGCTTGCCGGTAATAGCGTAAACAGGCATCGATTAACCCTTAAGCATCATCATATTGATACTCACCTTTTTGACCACGTAGACCTGGCACAACGTCCAAACGGTGAAGTAACAAGCAAAGGCGGAAATGGTCGTGGGATTCCAGACCATCCCCAGGCCGACAGCGACATAAGGCGCAATATCAGCCATGCCGCGAATCGCATCGGCACAAACACCCGTTACACACGTATACATCGACGCGAACAAGGCAGTAATCAGTCCGGCAGTCGTCGTCCAGGCAGCAAGAGCAATTGCCGTCCGGATGCCAACGAACCGGCTAAAGACACCAAACAGGACATGAAAACAACGAGCGAGGATTTTAGCGAGAATACTCATAGGACACCTTATTAAGTTTTAATTGCGGCCTGAACTTCACGCACACAGCCATATAGGCAAAACACACACATCACACCCGAAATCAGATGGCTAAATACATTAACAGCACCGCAAATAGGAACCTCGTACGCCTTACCAGTAAGGGACTCGTTTACGGTCGGATTGACACACGTAGCGACGGGGATTTGTGGAAGCCAACTCTTGATCCCCAAGCTAGACTCTGTGACGCCCTGCGGGACCTCTAACAGCTTCTTGCTTTGCTCCTCGACCTGGGACAACTCACCGTCAGCCGTTATGTCCTCCTCTTTCGGCGCGCCCTCAGTACTCAGGCTATCGAGGATTTTTTGCTGGGTGGCCTCCCGGTTGTAATCCTTCGGGAAGTCGATCTTGCTTTCCTCTGGCTTTGGCAAAGGAGGCTGCAACGTCTCCTCAGTCGTTTCTTTAACAATAACTGGCGGAACCGTGTCGGTCGTGGTGGCCTCCTCGACCTTAGTTGGATATTCAATTTTCACTTCCCACCCTTGACCATTCGCTTTAGGGACGACCGTTACCTTTTGCGTTTTGGTTTGAGTAATCGGATTGCCATTAACGTCAGTCGTCGTTTTGGTTTCAACCTGCGTTTCAGGCGTCGAAACAGGAGGAGCATAAAGCAGGGTTTCCGACGCATTCGGGCCAGTGGAAGGCATCAGCATAGCCACCCCCAGGGATTCATAACCAGCATCCGATAAACGCTGATCCGTAGCGAGAGCAGCGATATATGCCTTTTGCGCACGAAGGCCGTTAGGGTCAACAGCAGGATCAAGATAATTATCTATTTGTGCCTCCTGCTCAGCTTGAGTAAGCGGAGGACCAGGCAAAGAAGTAATCGGAGGCGTATATCCAGAAATCGCAGTCATATTAACCACCGGAATATTGGTCGTATTTGTCTTCCCATCCTCCCGGGCAATTTTACAAGTCCAATAACTACCCATCTTGCCGCCAGCAGGAACATAACAATCCCCAATAATATATTTAGCACTGGTATAAGACGAAGCCATATAAGCCATCACCCTAGCCTTACAAGCGGTAATCGACATAGGGCCAGCAAGCGAAGTCCCAAGCCAGGCACAACGCCAACCCACATACTCGGGATCAGGCTGTTGAATATCAGGCTTACAAAAGAAATCAGGCGGCGGACAAACCGTCATTATAAGCCTCGTAAATCTCCCATCCAGTAAGAGCAACACCAACCGGACCCATCAACCGCTTAGCCAGAAAACCCGCACGCTTAAAAGCCTCCTTTACTGCCGCACGCTTCACACCCGTATTCAAATCAATAGGAATTCTGATGTGGTTCGTACCGTTAGAAACAACGGTCGTTCCCGAGGTTCTAACGTTGACACCGGATGGCGTACCGGTAACGACTGGAGACCCACCAGCAAACCCGGTATTGGATGGAGGATGAAACTTATTCCCACCCGATTGCGGGACAACCGCATAACCAGGTGAAGGAGCAAGCGCATAAGCATTATTCGACGCGGCCAAAAGAATCAAAGACCCGGCACCTAGCGCAGCTGCGACAACAAGACGCCTGGAGACATTGACGCCGACCCCCGCGTTACGCAGCGCGGAAAACGAAAGCACCGACGCCAGGAGCACCGAAGCGGCGGCAGCAAAATACAGAAGACCCATGGACCCCCCAAAAAAAAAGCCCCCTCCACCGAACGGGGAGGAGGCTGCACAGCTAACGACGACGAAGGATTAACCGGCTTTGCTGTAGGCCTTCTTCATCATCGAGATACCCCAGAAGCCACCGGCCACCAGGACGGCCACGCCGAAGGCGGCGGTGATGTAGGCGGTACCGGTAGCCTTCAGGCCTTCGATGGCAGCAACGCCGAGGTCGGTGGTCGTGCCGCCGGTTTCCTGTGCGAAGGAAGCAGCCGAAGCCGAAGCCAGCAGAGCGGCAACAGCGACTTTCTCTTTCAGGTTGTTGATGTTTTGGAACATGTTGACTCCACAGTTATAAAAACGCCAATTAACAGATTCCGGCGTGGCGTCCACCGGAAACACTACGAAATCAGTCACACACCTCAATAGCCTTACGGGCAATACGAATCGCGGAGCCAGCCGCATATCCAAGGCCGAAAGCACACAAACAGGCGGCAATAAAAGTTGTCATTTCTGGCCCTTCCAACGCTTGATGATGTAGCGAACGAAATGCACGAACGCGATAAACAAGACCATCTTCCAAAGGCTGGGCCAGAGGGCACCCCACAGCATCGCGGTGAGGTCGATTGGGTCATTCATCGCTGTTGACCGGCAATCCAGCCCAGGGCAAAGCAGACCACGACGGCAATCGCCAGGAGCTGCCCAGGCGTGATCTGGTCCAGCACGTTACGCAGCCTTCACGGCCACGGAGCCAGGGAAAATCTTTGGGGTGGACAGGAACTGGAAGCCGACGACAGTCGCGGCAACCGAGTTGCGCGGACCAGGACGCATCTTGATATCGACGTTGAACAGGGCCGGCAGCTCGTGTTTCATCACCTCGGAAAAAGCGGTCGGCTCGACGAGGACTTTCATGGGCTTGCAGCCCCGTTCCTTGTCGGTGGAAACACGATATTCGTTCGACATCCAAACCTGATGCAGCTTTTGCAGCTGGCCGGTGGATTCGTCGGTGATCTCGTAGAGATCGGCGGAAAGAATGAGAGCGGTATCAGCCATTTTTTATGTCCTGTGAATATTGGAGAGAATTTTTCCCAACCAGATCGCCCCAACGCCCGATCCGGTGGGCAGAATATATTCCTGCCCCACAACAACTGTCAATGCCCATTGACAAGGATTTTTAATGCGAACGACCCTCGATTTCCTAAATGAAGTCGTCAAAAGAAATGCAGAAGTGATAACGAGTGACAGCGCGCTAGCGAAGTTTTTAGGAATAACGAGGCAGGCAATTCACCAGTACAAGAAGGGTCAAAACATGAGTGTTCTTGTGGCCCTGAAGGTGGCAAAAGCCCTGGAGATTCACCCCATGGAACCTGTTGCAGCAACGCTACACGCCCAGGCGGAATCGGAGGAAGAAAAGGCATTCTGGCTTGATGCCTACGAACAACACCGGCGGAAATGAGGCTTCACTGCTGCCCATCCCTGCGCGGAACTTGCCCAGGATGGCAAGGCCATCCTGCCCCGCCCCTTCGGGGTGCCCTACGGGCATTCCTTGCCCCATCTATTGCAGAGAAAATGCCAAACAAAATTTGCCGATCGAGACCTGCAGGAAGCTCCTGCAGGAGAAAATCGACATCACCAGGTCGAATTTTAT